CCGCCTAGGTTAAAGCTGGTATTAAACAATGCAGGAACACCTGTTTGATTTTTAAATTCTTTAATCAGATTATACCAATGAAAGTTTTGTTCTTCAGTCACTGTTTGAATTCTACAGGTACCATCAACGTGTATAACTGCTGGAATCTTTTCTTTCACGCCCGGCTGACAATTTACAGCATACATCATAGACGGAGAATCTTCCATGCCACGCAGATCAAACCAATCGTGTACATCATCTTGTAATACTGATGCAGCAAATGGTCTAAAATATTCTCGTTTTTTAATCAAATTAACAAAATCTTTACCGTCGGCAAATGTTGGATCAAACATCAGTGATCTGTTGCCTAGTGCTCTAGGACCGTTTTCGCAGCGTTCTTGGAATAGTGCTACGATGTTTTTAGATCTAATAGTCTTAATAACATCTTTGTAATCAACATTTATTGTTACGCTGCCACTGTATTTGGCCGCAGTTTCTATAACTGCATCTTCAGTGATATGTTGTACCGGACCTAAAAATAAATTTTCATCTTTTGATCTTACTTTTGTATCTTGAGATGTTTTATAGTAATGATAAAATGCTGCACCCATAGCTGTACCTGCATCGTTCGAAACAGGTTCAACATATATCTTTACACCTTCCGGTAAGTGCTGTAGATAGAAATAGTTGGCAACACAATTTAAACCATACCCGCCGCTGATAACGATATTTTTATTACCTGTACGTTTAATTGATTTTAGAATCAAGTCAAGTACTAGTTGTTGCGATTCAGTTTGTACATTGTAGGCCATGTTTCTTCTAGAAGCCAATTGTGTTAGATCTTCTGCATCAGCTTCACGCATTTGTTGCTCGTACCGCTGCATTTGTCGTTGATCGTTGGGGTCAGTCACTGATCTATGAATTACTTTTGGATCGTACACCCTGTCATCTAGTTCAGCATAGCCTTCTTCATTGACCAGTGCGCCATTGGGATATGTATTAGTGAATAGATCTTTATTCCCACCAAAATTACCATAAATCTTAGGTGCTTTGTTCGGTTCTCCATACGGAAACAGACCCATAGTTTTACCCGCTTCTATCGAGTCGAATCCACAAAATCTAGTTACTGCTTCATATGCTTTAACAATACCTGTTTTATCATTAACTATAACTTCTGTACCGTTCCCATCACTGTTGTAATGTTCAGTCCTCCAAGGTCCGTTGCCTCCAAAATGCTTGTACACTTCCTCAAAGTTTGCAGGGTATGAACAATCATATATACTTTCAACTTCAAACATGGTTTGACCGTCGGGGCGTTCAATAAATGTACCTGCCCCATCTACAATAATAGCACTTGCTTTATCAAACCCAGATCTATAAAATGCCAACGCGGCGTGACTTCTATGGTGTTGATCGTGATATTTAATTACTTGGGTATTAACATCGTCGATTAATCTCAACTTCCTAGCAAGTGCAGAATACACATCTTGCCTTACAAAATCGTTTATTGGTTCGTCATGACCTTGTGTGTGAGATATTACCAAATAATCAATCTTGTCAGTATAGTCAAGAATTTTAATCATACTCGCAAGCGGGCCGCCGTCATATTTGTAGCGAGATAGTCTTTCTTCTTCAATAGAAAATACAATTTGTCCATCTTTTAAAAGACAAACTCCTGCATTATGCCCTCGAGCAATACCTGCAATGTATCCTGTTTTTTTCATTATTTTTCCTTGTGACATTTATTTTAAGCACAGCCGGGTGCAGCACACCCAGCAGCTTGTTTGGGTTCAGCATATGCCTTGGCAGTTTTACTCAATGTAGTTTTAATCCCGTTGGTAATTGTCTTAATAGTTTCGTCATTGAGCACCATTAGATTTTCATTGTGTCTATCAATCCTAATGTCTATCGCAACTCTTATTGGAGAATACTTTCTTTCGTCTTTGCCGTTATCGATTATAGTAAGTGTACTGCTACTAGGATACGAAATGTTTTCAGGGAATGTACCGCCTATAACCACTGTGCCCGGTTTCTTTAAGGCATGTGCAATATGCTGTCCCACTGAGTCGCAGCCCAAGAAATAATCAGCAGCATTGATAATTGCAGTCCATTGTAAAAGACTAACGCTTTCCGGTACCATTACCCCTAATGCTTTGTTTCCAGGAATTTTTAACTCGCTCATCATTATAACAGCGTAATTTTTATTCAGTTCTTCAAGTATTTTTATAATATCATCAACTTCGAATGATCTACCACTTTCGTCAATGATGGTGTTGCCCTGTAATCCAGCTGTTTTTCCAAATGGTTGGAAGATTACTACTTGTTGCTTTTTAAAATGATTTCTAGCTTCATTGACTAGTTCGTTTGCTTGTGCAATATCCTTTTTGCCAATAAAAATATCATATTCTTTGGTTTCTGGGATAAGTTCAGGCGGAACATCGTAGTTGATCAACATGTCAAACGCCTGCACAAGATTGCATCTTTGAGTAAAGTATGCGTTTAGTTTATACGGTTCGGGAGTTATGATTTCTCTATCTTTTAATTTTTCAAAAAGATCTGGGTTTGTAGCATGATGCACATTATTTGCTAATGTTTTGCTGGTTAAATATAGATCAATCCAACCTTCAACAACAATGACTGCTGTTGGATCAGTGTTTTTAACATAGTACTCTAGTGCGGGAATGGCGCATAGTACTCGACCTGCGCCGCCATTTATAAAAAATGCTTTTTTCATTGATATCGTAACCTTTGCTATCTAGTACGATATTTATTTTGAGGGCTAGGCCTCTAAGAATAATGTGAGCGAGCGTTGAGTATTGTGCTGTTACCAGCACAATACTATTGGAAATTAGTAAACGCCTGGGGGTAGATTTTGTAAAGCATCGGCATCGGAGGCATCTCTGTCTGCGATTCTAATAACCTTAACATGCTCATTTTCAAATTCCATGTTGGGTCCGTCTTCAGGACTACGCGGAAATCTTACAAGATATTTAGGAACATCTGCCCAATCTGCAGGAAGGTCTCTAAGTTTTTGTCTATAATCCAGCCATTGTTGTTTTAGAGCTTCTGGCATATCTGGAGCAATTTTGCCATCACTTGCAGCTAGTCTTGTATCTCTCTCACGTCTAATAAACGCATCATCTCTAATTCTTTTGTTCTCAAAGAATTTAAGCGGTGCTGTGTAATCGTCAGTTACAGATTGTTTATCATAAACTATTCTAATATCTGAAGGATCTACAACTGTGGCGTTTGGTTGATCGACTGGACCAACCGAAACTTCGTAGATCTTTGGGTCTTCTAATCCGCCGTAGATCAATCCAATTTTGCAGCAGTTTATGTCGGTGTCTGCTTTTAATATTTCTCTTTTGAGATCTAATGGAAGCGGACGATCAGGTTCGTCTTCTGGTGCAAACGCCTGCATTAAATAGCCAGTTTCTTTATCAAGCCACATGACTATTTCTTCTGGGCCTTCGTATAACTGTGTACTGGTTTTACCCAACGTATTTTCCAACGAAAATAAGTGATCTGGTATACTGTATGTTAGCATTTTGGTTATCTTTGCCATTTATTTCTCCTTAACTGTACGTTATTCTAACAAGGCCGCCAGCGCCAAAACTGCCCCAGCAGGCACTCGATGAGTCGATTGCGTGGCCTGAGCCGCCACCGCCTGGGAAAGCTGCGTGTGCTGAACAGCAGGCCAAATTGCCCACGCAGCGATGTTTGCCGCCAATTCCATGAGGTGCAGCCCACGGGCCGCTTGGGCCTCCTGCTACTGCGAACGCATCAGCACAACAGTTGTATTGGTGATTGTATGATCCAGTTGTGCCTCTAAAACACATGTCGGACCCGTATACTGGCGTATTACAGGCGTGATTGACCCAACCGGCATTGTAGTTGCCTAGATCGCATTGAGTATTTCCAATGTGGCAGTTATAGCAGTTTGAGATCATGTCCCAAGAAGTTGACCCGCCCATGCCGCCGATGGCACAGAAATTGCTGAGACCAGTGCCATTGACAAAACTGGTGCATCCATGTCGACAATTTTGATTACATGAACAGCAGCAGCTACATTCCGATGAGCCAGCGGCACATACAGTATATGTTGCGCCATCTGCAAATCCATTTACTGATTTTTGCAGGGTTCTTACGCCGTAATTGCCGCCTTGGCCACCAACTCCGTGATCATGGTCACCACCTGATGAGCCACCTGGGCCGCCACCTGACAGTATTTCAAACTTGATCGACGTGGTTCCATTAGGTACTACAAAAGCACAACAGCGACCACCATTTAGTGGTGTCCAGTTGTTGGTATTCCAAACATAGATTTCATACTGTTCTGCAATTTTACATTGATGTTGAGCGTTAGCGTAAATTATTCCTGCACTTGATAAACACGTTGGCATTTATTTCTCCTTAACTATATGTTATTCTAACAAGACCACCGGCGCCAAAGCTGCCCCAGCAGGCACTCGATGAGTCGGTTGCGTGGCCTGCGCCGCCACCACCTGGCCAGGTTGCGTGTGCTGAACAACAGGCCAAATTGCCCACGCAGCGATGTTTGCCGCCAACTCCATGATTTGTGCTAATTGGTCCGGAAGGTGAGCCTGCAACAGAAAAGTTATCTGCACAACAGTCATATGAAGAATTGTATGATCCAGCTGTGCCTCTAAAACACATATCAGACCCGTATACTGGTGTATCACAAGCATTATTGCCCCAACCGGCATTGTAGTTACCCACGTTACACTGAACATTACCAATGTGGCAGTTATAGCAGCTGGAGGTCATATCCCACATAGTAAAGCCACCCATGCCGCCGATGGCACAGAAATTGCTGAGACCAGTGCCATTGACAAAGCTGGTGCATCCATGTCGACAATTTTGATTACATGAACAGCAGCAGCTACAATCCGATGAGCCAGCAGCGCATACAGTATATACAGAGCCATCTGTAAATCCATTCACTGATTTTTGCAATGTTCTTACGCCGTAATTGCCGCCTTGGCCACCGATGCCGTGATCATAGTCACCACCTGACGAGCCACCTGGGCCGCCACCTGACAGTATTTCAAACTTGATTGTAGTAGTCCCTGTGGGTACTGTCCACGCACAACACTGGCCACCATTTTGTGGGCTCCAATTGTTGAGATTCCAGATATACTGTTCTCTTTGTTCTTCGATCCTGCACTTGTGCTGACCGTTGGAAAAAATTATACCGCAATTTGATAATTGTACTGGCATTTTTAATTCTCTCTTTTCATATCTTCAATTTCTGCTTTTAGAGCCTTGACAGCTTCTATCAGCAAAGGAATTAATTTTTCATACTTTACAGCAAGATATCCATCTTCTCTTTCAACCACAGCTGATGGTATTATTTCTTTTACTTCTTGAGCAAGAACTCCTACGTCCAGCATGGTACGTTCTGGATACATTTCTTGCGCAATTTTATTCCAGTGATACTGATAGCCTGATATTTTTAGTAATTTTTCTAGGCTATTATCAATCTTTGAAATATTCTCTTTCAGTTTAATATCCGAAGCTGCATATGCAACAATTTCTCCGCCTACATACATGGCACCAGTTACGCCAACGCCGCCAGTGACTGTTAGTGTTCCGGTAGAGTTGCTGCTGCTGGTCTGAGCACCTAATAAATTCAACTTACCAGTGCTTGGTTGATATGTCATTTTGGTAGACGACACATTCACGGCAGTTATATTGCCCGATGTAGCTGAGGTGAGCAAAGGATAGTGTAGGGTTGCCGATGTTGTTTGATCACTGAGTGAAATACCAGCCGATGCAAAACTTAATGTTCCAGAGCCGTTGGTTGAAAGAAGTTGATTGGCTGTGCCGTCAGCGGCAGGCAGTGTCCATACTAAATTAGCTGATATTGTTGCAGGGGCTTGAAATCCAACGTAATTTGACGAATCACTATCTGCGAATCGCAAATCATTTTGTGCATTTAACTGAATGTTTGCGGTAGCAACAACTTGTCCAGTTCCGCCCGGACTAAGAGTGATATTCTGATCCGCCGCGGTGGTCAAGGCTTGTTCGGGCGAAATTTGAATAGATCCTACTAGTGCAGGGCTACCCACAAGTCCGCTATTGATTCTTCTTGCCATGATCTTATCCTTTTATTAAGCTGTTGCAGTTTCAATACCGTAGACTACAGCATTTACACCTATAGCACTTGAGCGAACAACTAATAGTTTTCCGGCATCTAGTACAATACCTGTGCGCTCTAGCACACCTTTAGCTGACAGACTAGTGTCAAATTCAATATATTCCGAATCTGCTGGTGTGGCTGATGACGATACTGCTACTCTAACGGTAGCTGCCGAAGCACCTCTGTTTACTATATTGACAGTTACTACTGAAAATGTGCTTGCGGGTACTGTATACAGCGTAGTATTCGTTGCCGCTGCTAGATCTGCTATTCCTAATCTTCCTGTTGCCATAATGTATTCTCCATGTATTTATTTAGCTTAAAAAGTAATTGAATGCTATAGGTATGCCTATGACTCCGCCTCTGAACTCAAAGACTGCATTCATCTTGATTGGTCCTGCTGTTACCGTAGTTATCACGTTTGAGCTGATAAAAATACTACCTGCTGTTACGGAGTTAACATTCAAGCTGGCACCACCACCGCCAATCTGTCCGGCGATATATGCTTTGATTGCTCGTTGTGTGGGTACGATGTTATCTGAATCTGCTGTAAAGAACGGGTCTGTTGAAAATTCAGTGATTGTAGCTGACCCACCTCCCAGTGTTACGTTGCCCAGGTTAAGTTCTTGCAGTCCTGAAATATTAAACGCATCTGCATTTAATGTAGCAATACCAGTTGATTGTTCAATGGCAAACAAATCGCCAACTCGGAAGTTACCGTCTTGGTCAGTACTTGTAAAGAACACTCTACCCCCACCATTTTCTACTGTTTCATTTGCAGGAATTGCCGATTGTAGTGGTATTCCTGGATAATTAGTATCGATGAAGCTGCCTGTACCTATGTCTAAGAAGTCATGTCCTGTAAGTCGAACTTGGCTGTATTTCAGTCGCGTAGTAACATCTGTGCCGTCAGGTGGCGCTTCTGATATGGTTAGTTGCGGGCTGATCTGTAAAAACGCTGTGTAGGCGCCGTCGTTAGTGCCCAAGAATGTAATCACGTTGACTAACTTGAAAGTTCTGTCAGGTAAATGACTGAACACCACATTTGCACCTGGTGTAGGACGTTCAAAAAGTCTGCGAGTGGCCACAAAAGTGCCAGGTTGAAACAGATCTGAATAACCATCACCGGTATCTACTTCACCGCTGCCTGTGACAAACTGTGTGCCCCTGTTTACAAAACTAGGATTAGCCAATACACCACTGTTTTTCCTTACTGTCACAGGAGATTCAAACGTGTTGTTAGGATCGGTAAATGTGATTGTAGGCACAGTAGCGTAGCCTGATCCAGGTTCTGTGATATTGACCTGGAATAGTTTGTCAGCGGCCACTTTGGCTCGACCTCTAGCAGTAGCGCCGGTTCTGATATATGTAGCTACATCACCTGTGCTGCCACCGACTCCCACAAACAAGCCGTAACGATTTCTATTACCAAAAGTGATTGCTGAGAAACCACTAGCAGCCGTAGAAGTAGTTCTGGTTGTCCATGTCACTCCATCTGGCGATGTAGCTGCTGCTGTAGTTGTGCTCACTGCAAGGAATACTCCCTGACCGTAAGTGACTTTAGTCCAAACTGCTGTAGCTGGTAATGTGCTGGCTGTCCAAGTTATACCGTCTAAACTATAAGCAGCAATAGTACCGCTAGTGCTTGAAATAGCAACGAATCTGTTGTTACCGTAAGCGATGCTGTTCCAGTTTGAGCTAGAAGGCAATGTGCCTGCAGTCCAAGTGCCTGTGACTGTGGTCGATGTAGCATAATTAGTTACGTTGGTACCACTCTTGATTGCAACAAATCTGTTTTTGCCGTAAGCGATAGCTGTAAATCCAGTGGTAGTTAATGTACCAGTTTGATCCCAATTTTCACCGTCATTGCTGATTCGTACTGTGGTTACATCACTGCTAACAGCTACAAATTTTTGTTTACCAAAAGCCACATCAACCCATGTAGCAGAAGTCTGCATGCTAGTTGCTGACCAAGTAATACCATCATCACTGTATGCTCCAGTGGTATTAGCACTAGTGCCAACCACGGCAACAAATTTGCTGACCTTGCCTACAGAAGAACTGTCGTCAAACAGGCCTGCAGTCATTGCTGACCATGCTGCTGCGCTAGGCATCAAGCTGGCTCTAGTAGTCCATGCTACTCCATCTTCTGAAGTTGCACCTACTGTGCTTCCGCTTCTTAAGGCCACATATCTACCACCAATACCGTAACCGCTGTGATCAAATTCTAAGATAGCACCTGTGGTAGAATTCACTGCGGTGATTGTAATCACTAGATCGTTAGCAGTTGTAGTGCCGCCTAGGCTGGTACCTAATATGGTTATGGTCTCTAATCTAGTATAACCTGTTCCAGCACCTTGAATAGATGGTATATATTTCCATCCATTACGTATCACTGTGAAGGTAGCTCCTGTGCCCGAACCTGCATATGTTCCTGTTACCGTAGTATACACAGAAGTAGTTTCACCGTATTTCGCAGCGGTCCATGTGCCTGAAGTTGGCAGTGTGACTGCTGTGCTGGCATATCCAGGCGCTGAGAACGTTACTCTAGGTTCAATAATATATGTAGTAGAAGCATCAGGCGATGTAATTGCAGTGCCCGCAACCAAATGATCAAATCCTGCTGTGCCGTCTGATTCTTTAAGTAATCCTGCTACTTTAGTGCCTGAATTATATGTGTTAATGATACCAAACTGACCAACACCTGCGCCACCTGTTAACACAATCTTCATACCTATGTAGGCAGTGCTAGATTCACCGTCTGTAGCAGCAATGGTCACTGAAGTAGAAGTGCCGCCCTGTGCAGTATTGGAGTTGGTTATGTAACCAAAGCCTCCAAGATTGCCTTCTGCCTCTGGGGCATTTGTACTGTCATCAACAAGATCCAACATGCGAACTTCAAATACAGCATCGTCACGGAATTCATCATTCTCAACAACTTGCCCACTTCCGCCACCTGTGAGTGTATAACTGACTTCTGTGTAATCTATACCTGCATTTTGGAATTCTATTTGCAGCAAGGCAGATCCGTCAGTGATCACACGATCAATCACTGCTTCAAACTGTAGTCTGTTGTCAACTACTCCAGTTCCTGCAGTTTCGGTTGCATCAAAACCTTCTGCTACGGATCCAAAATCACCGTATGAGTTGTTACCGTTGGTTGCTCTGATTCGACCACCGTTTTCTGCTAGATATGCAATGTGGGCGTAATAGCTAAACACGGACACTAATTCAGCACGACCGTTGTTGGTAATCCAAGCGCCAATACCGTCTGATATTACCTGTGTAAAGTCGTTGGAAACAATACTGTCGTTGCCGCCGTTATGCAAAGCACCATCAATCTTTTGACCAACAGCCGCTGTACCTAGAGTAGTAACACCCTGCACATAAGGTGAACGTGTTATAATCCAAGTACGATAATCTTCTGGGCCCCAGCCTGGATCAAGCGATGCATACGCACCTGCAGATACTCTTGAGGTACCGTATTCATTTTCGGCTAACAGATCTCCAGTAAGTCCTTGCAGAGTTTGATCTCTAACACCAGTAGCGTCTCTGAGATAATACATGTCTTCTTCTAGGCTGCCCATCACACTGTTTGCATAGTATCTAGCTGCGTATCTAGATTTGTAGTTGCCTGGATATTTCAAATCATACTTTAGTGCATCAATGTAAGCATTAACATCTCTGAGGCAGGCTGTGCTGCTGTAGAATAGACTCACTGTCATAGACCCACTACCGTCGCTGGCAATATCAAACGCTGTATTTGAATCTCTTGTGGTAGCAATCTTAAAAGTAGTTGAGCTGACCACATTCTGTACATAATAAGTGGTTGTGGTATTGACTCCGCCAAATACAGTACCAGTGAATCTAATAGCTGCGTTTCTGGTCATCCAAGCAGTTGATGTGCAGGTAAACAAGTCAGTGGCTGCTGTGGCTGCTGTGACCGCGGTAGTGTAGGTTGAATCAATGTAAGCATCAATTTCTGCAACAATATAGTCTCTGTTGCGCTCTAATTGTAGCACAGCATAGTCAACCATTCTATTGCCTGTGGCACAACGACTGCCTTCATTGGTAGCACCGTAGACAATATCATCTACCATGGTCATTAGTGTTTCAATACGAGCCTGTGCTGTAGCATCGCCGCCTACGTTGGCCAGTGCTTCTGTCTTGGCATTAGTTAGTGCGTCTCTAGTAATGGTTTTTTGATTACCAACAAACACATCTGCTGCTGAAGCTCTTAGATATGAGTATGCTGCTTCTCTAGTTTTGAAGTTGCTGTTGAACATAAAGTCAAACATCACAGCTTCTAGGATCAATCGAGTATCTCTAATACATTTGGTTTGGAGATATCGAATCTTAGGTGTAACTCCGTCAGTTTTGTACGCACTTGGGAATATCGCATTAAAGGCTGTACCACCTGACGATAAGCAAGATACAGTAATGCTTGTTATGTTAACAATATCACCTGCTGCTAAACCGTGTGTTGCAGTAGTCACTACCGCATATCCTGTAGAGTTATTATAGACAAAGTTACTAACTGCTAACTCTGTTCCATTGGATTTCGTTACTATTCCACCACTGACATAGGTGTGTGCGAGAGTATGCTTACCAACGTAGATTCTAAAATCTGTCGAGGTCAACGAAGTTTCGTCTACTACAAAGTCAGTGTGCCATGCTACTGCATTTAAATCATCTACGACATTTTGCACAATAGTTTCTTGTGCAGCGTCTAGAGTCACAGCCGCAGCTATCAATGCAGTGGTTGATGTAACAGCATTAGTTGCAGTGGGGTAATCTATAACTTCTACGGGTATGCTAATACCAGCCCCGTTGGTGAATGTAGCCAACACACTGCCACCGTATGTGGCTGCCAGTTGGAAAGTATTTGTATTAACTGTGCCTACCACCCAGTATTTTACACCGTTAGTCAACCCGTTTCCAGTTTCTCTTGGAATTATCGCATCGCCTACACTTAATCCATGACTGTTGCTGGTAAGTGTGTCTGTACCAGATATAGTAGTAACTGTAATCTGTGGTGTTGTGGCCTCAGTACTATCACCTTGTATTATGTTAGTAATAATATCTACTAAGGCACCCACTGTGACACTAGCTGCTGAACCACCTGACAAATTTGTTAAGTCTGTCCATTGAGTAGCAGTGTTGCCTGTAGACTTAAATACTCCAGTATTAGAAATAATATCTTGCACTATATCCTTCAATCTAGCATAGGCGGCCACTGTGGCTGTGATTTCTGAGCTGTCGATCTGTAGTTGTGTGCTATTGTCACCGTCAAAATATGCTGTGCCAGCTACTAGAGTGGCCCAAGTTCCTCCATAAGTCAAATCATATGTCATCGCATCAACAATAAATGCTACATCACGTTTGCATTTGGTTCTGCTGTACTTAACTGCAGGAAAATTCACTGTTAAAAATGCAGTGATTTCTTCTTTGATAAATTCTTTGTTTTCACGTAGCAGTGTTCTTGCGTCGCCAAATCCTGATAGGAATGTGGAATTATATCCTGTAGGGTCAGCGGAACTTACCATGAACGTGGAACTGATCTTGAAATCAATCTGATGTTGCATGACTCTGACCAACTGTGCTGCATCTGCTGCTTCGTCGGTGCTGGCATATGGAAATGCTACACTTTGAATTTCTGTATTTCCTGAGCTTTCTGTAACGTTGGCTCCTCTAACAATTTCGTCAACCACTGTTTGCAGTCTAGTCAATGCACCTACGCTGTAGCCTGCATCGGATCTGTTAGTTAAACTGCCTGCTGGACCTGCATTAGTTGAACGCAGTTCATCCCCAATTACACAAGTTTGTTCTGGTACTATGATTGGTAGTGTTTCGCGATACTGGCCTGTAGAAATTCTTATAAGATTACTAGGGCTATATCTTGCTGGTACACTAGCTATAGCTGCTGCTATCTCAGGGGCTGTAACTGCTGCTGCTCTAGCAGTGATTGCATTAGTAATAAGTGTAACACTTGCTGTTACTGTAGCCAATGCATCAGCTTCTGTTGTAAGATCGCTGTTGAAATATTGAGCCACTGTGGCAGTAGAGTTGTCACCGTTCAGTGTCTGATAGTTTATGGTTGGAGATGTCTGTGCTAACACATTTCCAATCACTGTGAGCATGTAGTTATAGGCAGCTACAGATTCGTCTGATTCAATAGCCAATCCTGGATATGCTTCTGTTTCACCTTCGCTGAGTCCGCCAATTAATGAATTAGCAACTCCGCGTGATTTGATGTTACCACCATGACATAGATCATATGTTACTGCATCTAGAGTAAATCCTACATCTCTCTCACATTTAAAATCATCGTAGACAAACGCAGAAGTAAATGGTGCAATGTTATTAGTGATCTGATTTTGTATAAATTCTGTTACTTCGCGTTGAATAAACACACGATTCAGTTCCAGTAGATATCGTGCATCTGGGTTTCTAGGACCACGTTCTACCTGTTCACAGGCATAACGAATAGTCTTGAATGGTTTATCCCAAGTTCTGCCATGCACAGGTGATGGTAAATCAACACCCGTAGTTGCTACAAAATAAGTATGATCAGTTTCGCCTAGAGTAACCCATTCTGGATCAATACCGTTAGAGGTTAATACCTGTCCTTCACGGCCAATTGGCAGTCTTGTAGGGCCCGAACCTCCGTAGTAGACTAAATCGCCTCTTACTGAAAGAATATCAGTTTCAGATCCTACACTTAATAAACTCCAATATGTACCTGTGCTGTCTTGATCAGGTCTGCTGTTAGCTTGGCCGCCACCTGCTGCACCCACAGTAGATCCGTCATCGCCTTCGGACCTATGCGCTAACAAGCAGATATAAGCATTTGCGCCAAATCTTACTGCATCGCCTAACAAATAATCTCTGTCATCTGACCATAAACCTTGCCAGCTGATACCAGCATTGAGTCTTGACCAGTATGTGGTATTTGGTGGTTCTGCTGACACTGTAGCAGACATTGTGCCTGCAGCATCTGCAGTGATGTTAAAGGTTGTGCCACCTGGAGTGGTACTAACTGTGATATTTCCTGCTGCCACAGTTTTCACATAGTATCTGGCAGAGGTAAACACATTACCAAATGTTGTGCCAGTAAATCTCACTGCCATGCCTACCACTATGCCTGTGGTTGAGGCTATGGTAAATTCATCAGTGGCTGCTGTAACTGCTGTAACAGTAACGGTGGTTGACGGTGAATCTTGCACTGCCAAATAGGTGTAACCGCCTAAACTAACCACTTCGCCTACTTCATAAGAAGTGCCGCCTGCCCACGCAGATTGAAATTTAAATCCTTCTGTGTACAAATCCCAGTTGGCCGAACCAACGCTTGACGGAACAAATGCATCGGTATGCACAGTTTTTGCAATGTATTGATTACCACCATATTGCACAACATCACCTGGTTGATAAAGTGTAGCTGGATCCCAGATGCTTTCAAATTCAGTGCCTTCAGTGAACTGAGTCCAACGACCTGCGGTGCTGTCGGTTAGGAACGCAGCATCTGCGGTATGTTGAATGGCACAGATCCACAATCCTGCACCATATTTTACCACATCATTAAGTTTGTATCTAACAGCAGTGGTCCACGTGCCTTTGTATTCTACACCAGGATTAAATGTGTCCCATTTGGCTTGATCTGCTTCCAGACCAGATGCTGCGGTAGCAGCTGAAGTGTGGTGCAGATTACACACATAGGTGTATCCGCCGTACTTGACTAGATCATTTACTTTGTAACGAGTAGACGTTGCCCAGCTAGTTTTCCAATCAAAACCTTCTGCATACACAGTCCATTTGGCTTGGTCTGCTTCCAGCCCCGATGATGTGGTAGCTGCAGAAGTGTGGCTGTCATTACAGATGTATAAGAGGCCACCGTATTTGACCACATCGTTGAGTTTGTAGAAAGTACTGACATTCCAGTCGCCGGTCCATGATTGACCGTCGCTCATTTGATTCCATTTAGTTGGACCGTATTCTAAATCTGTGTTAAAATCTGCAGAAGAAGTATGCCCTACTGCACAAATATATGTGCGGGCACCGTATCTAACAACATCATCAATATAATATGTTGTTGCCGCGGTCCATGTATTCTTCCATACAAATCGAATTCTACCTAATTTAAATTCTGCCATTTTCTACTCCGTATTCTATATTTAGTTTGTTATGTTGTTCAATTGAAAGAGTTGTAAAACATTGTCTGTGCTAGCATACTACCACTTATTCCAGAAATTGCACCATCAAATTCTGCTCTTACTGGCACTATAATACGCAAACCTGCGACATTGTTGATTCTATCAGGACCTACTAAGATAGTGCCAGCGATAAAACTGCCTACTGCAATTTCTGAGCCACCAACACTTAGTCTTGAAGCAAGGTATGCTGCAATAGCTCGCTGTGTTGGAACGATATTATTTGAATCCTCAACGAACAATGGATCTGTAGAAAACTCTCTAACTACCGCTCCTGTGCCGCCAACTCTAATACCACCCAATCTCAATTCTGATAACCCACCTAGATCAAAGAAATCAGAACTAATAGTTACTATTCCTGTGCTCTGCTCAACAGCAAATAGCTCGCCGGTTCTAAAGTTACCGCTTTGATCAGTTGAGGTATAAAACACCCTACCTCGATCTAGTTCCACTACTTCGTTTTCTGGGGCAGGGGTATAGAATCCTGCATATAATTCAGGATAATTAGTTTCTTCAAAATTACCCGTGCCTATATCTAAGAAGTCGTGACCTGTGATTCTGCACTGGCTAAACTGTGATCTAATTGTGATCGCTGTGAGATGTTGTAGATTATCACGAACTTTGATTTCTGGCGTAACACGTATTCTTGCAGCTAGTCCTCTATCTGTGGTGCCTAATTCTTCAAGGGCTACCAGTGTGTATGAGTCAGGTAATCCTGTGATTACTAAATTAGCGCCAAGAGTTGGATACATAGTCAAATCGTTTATGACAATAAATTTGCCAGAAGGAATAACATCTGCAAATCCGTTGCCGTTAACTGTGACTGTGGTACTGAGAGTACGATAGCCTAGTCCTCGATTAATCCAACTGGTGCTGCCTATAACACCGTCGGCTGTTCTTGCTTCGATGACTGCTTCAGTTCCGTTGTTGGGATCAACTAACGTACAAGTAGGTCCTTCTGTGTATCCTGAGCCTGGGTCCCACAATTTTATTGAGCGAATAATACCGGAACTTAGTGTGACTCGTCCCAAGGCTCGTGCGCCTGTTTGTATCTTGTTGAATGTTTCTGCGTTGTCTATAGCTACCCACATTGGTGTGCTTTTGCCTACAGTAGAATCACCTGCCGCTGTATACGGGGTACCGAATGCTACACTGACCCATTCTTTGGAAGATGCCAGTGTTCTTGAAGTCCATACTATACCGTCTGCGGACTGAGCTGCATAATTTGTAGAAACTGGCGATGGATCGAATCCCAAATCGCGGCCGCCTGTGTCACCTATAGCAAAGAACACTCCTTGTGCATATCGAATCTTTTTCCAGTTGTGAGCTGTACTGCCGTCTTGTGACGGCATTGTGGCAGCCAGCCAGTCCTCGCCGTCAAAGCTGTAGGCAACATCTCCTGTGCTGGATATCGCAACAAATCTGTCGTTGCCGTAGGTAACGCTGACCCAATCTTTAGCACTAGAGTCTGCAACTACGTCCATAATTCGACCGGACCAGGCCCAGGTATCCAAAGCAATATTATATGTGCCTACAGCCGCAATGTTTCCACTATTAGCTATCACTACATATCTATTCTTGCCATAAGCCACGTCTACCCATTCATTAAGTGTAGAATCACCAAAGGTAGGCAATGTAGTTGTAGTCCAACTAGTGCCGTTGAGACTGTAGGCAGCTGAGTTAGAATTTGTAGCTACAGCAAGGAATAAGCCTCCACCGTATGTGCAAGAATTCCATTGACGAGATGCTGGCATAGATCGAGCCGTCCAGTTTATACCATCTGTAGAACTGGCAGCAACAGCACTGCCTTGACGTATAGCTACAAATTGATAATTACCCACTGTAGGGTAAGTTACTCTACCTGCTGCCAAACACTTCCAATCGCCTGCACTAGGCATATTAAAATCAGTCCAGTTAACACCGTCTTGACTGTAAAGTGCTGCTGCTCCGCCTGAAGAAACAACCACAAATCTTCCACTAGCAGCTTCGTTGTCCTCACCTGTGCCGTAGGTTTTTTGTTCTGCAACTAATATTGAGTTAGTGCTGTCATCGCTGACATCGGTAACTAAAATAATTAAATCATTAAGTGGAGAAATACCACCTATGAGATCGCCATCAATTGTCAGTAATTGACCGGCTTGATATCCTGCGCCACCGTTGTTGATCGTTATAGTATAATCTCTGCCTTGTTTGGTTATATTGAATGTAGCCAATGCAGCTACAACATCTATAGTTGTGCCGGTGCCTGATTCGTTGACTGCTAGGTTAGTATAAATTTCAGTAGTATCGCCATAGATAATTTCAGTCCATGTAGTGTTAACTGGTACTATGATTTCTTGTGCTGAATATGCCGGAGCTGAAAATATCACCCTAGGTTCTATTCTATATGTGGTGTTGGTCAGCAAAGGTATTGTAAGAGGTTTGCCCGGAACCACATGATCCCATCCCGGTTGATCATCAGATTCTCTGTATACCGTTACCACTTTAGTGATATTGTCATAGGCTGCAATATATCCATATTGTCCTGTACCTGCACCGCTGGTAAGAATAAGACGCATGCCAATATATTCTGTGATAGAATTTGCATCATTAGAAGCTATGGTAATAGTAGTAGCATCGCCTGTCTGTGCATTGTTCTGTACCAGTGTATATCCACCACCACCTATGGCCTGTGCAATTTGTTCAGTGCCTGCATTGGCATCTAGAATCCTAGCTTCAAATACTGCGTCATCTCGAAAATCTTCAAATACCACATCGGCGTCGATACCAGCTCCAACAAAGTCAGCTGCCACACTGGAATAGTCTTGTCCTGCGTTGGTCCACTCTAAAATCTGTATCTCGTCAACGAAGTCTCCAGCAAATGCTGCTGCCACTATGGCCTGCTGTGTTCTAGTATAGTTTCTTGCTACTACTGGTGTTTCTGTGGCATCAATGCCATCTGCAATCACTCCGTAGGTACCGTATGAACTATTTCCGTTGGTGGCTCTAATAATTCCACCATTTTCTGCCAAATATCCAATGTGTGCATAATATGAGAACACAGATACCAATTCAGCTCTAGCATTATTTAACACCCATGCTCCTATGCCATCACTGAGTACCTGTGTAAAGTCATTAGACACTATAGATCTGTTGCCGCCATTGTGCAGAGCACCATCTACTTTTTGTCCAACACAGCCTGTGCCTATAGTGGTCACACCTTGTATATACGGAGAGCGTGAGTCGATCCATGTACGTGTGTCTGCAGGGCCCCAGCCTGGATCCAGTGACACATATGCGCCTCCTAATGGAAGTTGGTATAGGTCAAATGCCACAGGAGGATTTAGTGTCGACTCAAGTCCTTTTAATGTGCAGTTTCTAATGCCTGTAGCGTTTCTCACATAAAACATATCTTCTGTGTCGGTACAGCCTAGTACATTGTTTCTATAGTATCTTGCTTCTAACAATGATTTATAATTACCAGTATAGATTATGTCATATTTCCAAGCGTCTATATATCTACGCACATTTGTTTTATATAATTCTGCGTCAAATACATATGCAGGGTATACTGTTTGTATAAACGCCACAGCTTCTGCGGCTAAGAATTCTTTGTTGGCTTCTAGTTGTAAAACAGTGTTGGTGTATGTTGTGGTTGTTACCGCAGTGTTTGTGCCCACTAATGTGGGATTTGATCCTGAAGAATTAACATAAAAATTAATATAGGATATCATGTTGGCAATTTTAGTCTGAATAGCTATTGCAGCAACACCGCTAGTACTAAGAGGTTGATCCACTATGTCAAAAATTTCCAAACCAAATTCATCGTACTGAGGCGGATCAAACGAAACTGGGGTTGGCCCAGTTACGATTACGGGATCTAATATATTACCTGCAGATTTTGCAGGACTAATTGCTGTTCCTGCTACAATAGCTTCAATTATACCAGAAATCCTATTTAGTGCTGCAATAGTATAGAGACGATCTGCTGTAGATAAAATCGATGGAGACGGTTTGATAGTTGTGGATCTCAATTCTGCACCCAAAACTACAGTGTTGCGTGGTACTATGATAGGAGTAATCTCTACATATTCTCCCACTGCAACCTTAATAGTAGTATTGCCAGAAAACCCGTCATCTACCTGTTCGCAGGCATAACGTATGGTTCTCCAAGGAAGAAACTGACTGGTGCCACGTTCTGGATCTGTGTTATCATCAACACCGTTTAAACTCACATATTTCACTCTAGCAAGATCACCCCAGAAAGCATAGTCAACATTGTTTTGCTCACCAACTATGACTACTTGATTTTCTTCACCAACAGGCACCGCTGTTGGGCCAAATGAGCTGCCGTCTCCTTGCAAGGCTCTTGAAAGATTATATGTTAGCAGATCCCCTCGCTGACTCATACCAGCCTGTTGTCCAGCTTCTAGAATTAGGTCCCAATAGAAGAAACCCGATCCGTTGTCTCCTGGAAGATTTTGATCGGCAGCAATGTGTTCAAAATTACAGGAATACGTGTTACCAAAATATATCACAATGTCATTGACACTGTAGGTGTTGCCTAGCGTCCATGGACCTTGCCAAGATTGAGATGTAACAACTACTTCCCAATTTCCTGCATCTAGATAGTCTAATGAACTACCATCATGGGTGGTATCTGCTGTGGATATGTATAAATTTCCGCCTCGGCGCACAACATCGCCAGTTTTATAATCAACATCTGCATTCCATGTCCCTACGAAATTCACTGCTTTGGATAGTATATTCCAGTTTGTAGTGTCTTGTGCAGGGCTTACACTGGCGTAGTTATTAGCGGACGCTACATAAAGATATCCACCGTGTCTAACTACGTCTCCTATTGCGTAATAAACTGTGTTGTTCCATGAGACATAAAAATTCTGTCCAATCAATTCTGTGACAAAATTAGCATTGGTTATATTTGCTCCAGCTACATGTCCTACCACGCATCGAAGAACACTGCCGCCGTATTTCACAAGATCGTTGAGTCTGTATCTTGTAGCAGTGGTCCATACTCCTACATATTGAATACCTTCGTGGTAGACCTGCCATAATTCACCTGTACTGTCATCTTGGGCATCATTGTTTCCTACCTCAAGACCTTGAGCTGTGGTTCCCGAAGTGTGTTCTACTATGCAACGATAGACTATGCCGTTGTATCTTGCCACATCTCCGACACCATATCTAGTACTAGGAGCCCATGCTGATTGCCAATTGTCTGCAGAAAGATAAACGGCCCAATTTGCTAAACTAGCATCAAATGTTGCCTGTGAAGTATGGCTAGTAACGCATAGATATATCACTCCGCCATATAAAGCAAGATCACCTGGATTATATAAAGTAGTACCGGTCCATGTAGCTCTCCATGCATAGCCATCGGTCATTTTAAACCAAGCTGGGGTTGGCTCTGTGTCGTTTTGATTAGCTAGATATGCTTGATCAGCAGCAAATACTCCGGCGGTGTGTTGACGTTGGCAGATCCAAGTAGATCCACCATATCTTATCACATCATCACGATTGTATACCGTGGTCGTACCCCACGAATTTCTCCATGTATATCTAATCCTACTGATTTTAAATTCTGCCATAATTTATTCCGTTTTAACTTGAATGTCCTGTGGGATAGTTATATCCCTGATTTATTCTTTGGGTTAGTCTTCCCTGGTTGTCAACATAGTACAACATATTTCTGTTGTCCCAACGATATTGTGTCCATACCAAATTGTCATATTCTATTTCGTGATCTTGTGTGATGCCATCAAAGTAGTCTACGCCTGGTTCAAAATCTTCAAAGTTTTCAGTTGGTGCGCCTGGAAGATTTAATTCAATACTGTCTTTGTCTTTGAGCTGATCACTTCTATACAAAAATAATTCTCCATCGTTGTTTCTACGCAAAGCATACCAATAGCGAGGACTATCACCTAGTGCTTCATCTGGACTTTGACCTAAATAATATGTACTTGGCATGATTTTTCCTTAAGATATTTCTACATAACTGATAACAGAATCTATGCTGTCTTCGGTGTCGCAGACTATTCGTATGCCTGCAGTTTCTGGCAATATCAGTTTTTCGCCTTGTGTAATAATTTTAGCTGTGCTGTTGGGAGCAATTGTTAGACCACGCACATAATGGGCCTGGGTAGAGTTTTCATCTATAACAAATACGTTAACTACCACAGTGTCATAGTCTGTGATGTTGGCAATATTCATACCAATTACAGTAACTCTAACTCCTGCATCTACCTGTAACACATCTACAGGTGTGGTTCCTATTTCGGTGTTTACTGCGTGTCTAAATAAGGTTGGCATAATTTTATCCTAGCATCAGCGCATAAGTGGCTGCTATTTCGTTGGCTTGAATTTCTGAAACGGCTCCAGAAGCTCCTGCAGGGGATGCCCAGGTAATTCCGTCCCAAATTTCAAGAGCTTTTGAATTAGTATTAAATCGAGTCATACCTAGCACTGCATAAGCGGTAGGCCTCTGAGCATCACTGCCCACTGGAGGAACAAAACCATTTGTTCCTTGAATTTTAAAATATCCTATTCCCGTTTGTGCAATTTCAGTTACTGCATTAGAACTGAGATTGGTTATAACGTTGTCTACTATGCGAAAATTCCCCAGTCTAACTCCACCTGCACCGTTGCCGTCTATAATTATGTCTTGGCCTGTGGTGCTGGTAATTTCATTGTCTCTAAACATGAGATTACCAACATCCAGCATGGTAACATTTAACACACTGGTATACAGATTATTGACGTAGACGTTTCTCCAGCGGTAGGCGCCGGATCCTAGATCTACTGTGTTGTCAAATTGAGGAACTAGATCACTATTAATACTGGCATTAATGGTCACTGAATCAGACAGACTGTCTCCAATCACAATATTTCCGCCTATGGTTACATTTCCAGTAGCATTGATATTTCCAGTAACATCAAGATTGCCTGTGATGTTAGTGTTACCGTAAATATCTATTATTCCTGTACCGTTGGCTCGTAGTTCTAACGCACTATTTGATACTTCTGTAGAAATAGTATTTCCCAGAATTTGAATGTCATCTACTACTAATCTAGCATTATAGATAGTTGGTTCAGCACCCGATGGTGCAAAAGTTATGGTACTGAGATCGCTGCTGATAGTATTGCCAGTGACTGTTATATTGCCAATGTCAAATTGATTAGTTACTTCTAGATCAGTAGATTTTGTTGTGCCGTTGACGTCTAAGTCGTGTTGAGGATTTAGTTTGTTTACTCCGATTCGAGAGTTAACAACATCCAAATATAATAAGTCAGTCTCAAATGCTAAATCTACGCCATCTCTGACTAGATTGGATTTGAGCATTTGACCGGAAATTCTTCCAATAGCCATTAGCTCTCCTTAGACCCCGTGTTTCACGGTTAACCACCTTGCATTGCGGGTTTACCACAGTTTGACCATACAGAAAAAAACTTTTTCTGTAATCACTAGTATTTATATCTTTTGGAAAATTAGCCTAGAATGAGACTGTATACATTTCCTAAATCTTGCATTACTGGTACACTTATAGTTGCACCACCACCAGTTGATAATTGCCATACTGTACCGTCGTAGCATTCGACATATTGTAAATCAGTGTTCCATCGAGTTTCACCTTCTTCGGGGTTGGCTCTTCTTTGATTTTGTGGTGTGCCTGGAGCATAAGTATCGTCACCTGTTCCCGCAGGCATTACAAAACCATTTGTTCCTACAAATTTCGAATAGCCTATTCCCGTGGATGCAATGGTAATAGCAGAATTGTTGAGGTTAGTGACTGTGTTTATCTGCCACTGAGTACGTTCAATTGAAGTTATTCCAGTGAATGGTGTTATTCGAATATCATCATTTGACTGCACACTGATAATTTGACCAGTAACTCCGTCCAGTCTCATTTGATCGCTAATAATAACTGCTTGGGGCAGCACAAGATCAGCATGTGTTAGATCATCAGCTACATGCAACTGACTCCAGCGTTTTGCTGATTGACCTAAATCATACGTGTTGTCTACACCCGGGATAATGTCTTGTGTAAAATCTGGTGCTACAACTACAACATCTAATGGGCTATCGCCAACTATGATATTGTCTCCTGCTGATAAATCTCCAGTCAGCACTGTGTTACCTGTGACAGTTAGATTGCCTAGTATACTGGTGCTACTTTGAATATTTATAGATCCAGATGCATTGGGATTAAGCACAACACTGCCGTTGGTTGTGTAATTTTTAATTGCATTTCCGTTGATTTCAAGTTGTGCTGTTAGTATCCTATCAAGATTAATAACCGCTCCGGACCCAACAGGACTAATATTGATAGGTCCTACAACCGTTGATATTGTGCCATTAGCATTGAATATAAGATTGTCAAATATTGCTTGATTGTCAACTATTAGATTTGAAGTTTTTGTAAAACCGTTGATGTCTAAATCAACTACTGGAGTATCAGTATTGATACCTATACCCGTGCCGGCCATTGAGGCTGGCAAAGATGAATCATAATTAGGATCTCCTACTTCGCCATCTTGTTCCCACGGCACTATAATTGGAGAAATTTTTAAATATAATAGATCAGTGTCAAATGCTAAATCATTACCATCTCTCAGTAGATTACTATTGAGTATTGGGCCGCTAATTCTACCTAGTTGTGTCATGATTAGTTAGCGTAACCGTAATAGACAGTGACCGTTTTGCCGATAGGCACTGCATCAGAAAAACTTAGATAATAACCTGCAGGATAAGGAACACCTGCCAAATATCCTGTTGCACTGCTTGATCCAGATGGATTAAGCACTATGGTAAAATTCGTGCCGGCAATTTGCCAAACATTTTCAACTAACACGATGATATTGTTGGCATTGGCTGTATAATCAGGAGCATAGGCAGTATTCAGTGGTCCAAATTTTGTTTCTACAAAATCTCCAGGACCATATCCCGAAGCCGTTATTGAGTTAGTAGCGGACCCTTTGACAGTTTCCCAGAAGCCACCAATATAACATTCCAATTCATTAAGCGTGGTATTGTAGCGCAACATTCCGTTAGCACCATCGGGCATTTCAACACCTGAAAGGTTAGGTCTTTGAGCTGTTGTACCTTTGGGCAATCGTATGCCGCCTACCCCATCCATGATGTACCGACCGTAGGGATTTGCCTTAAAGGCATTGTCTTTAAGGCCAAATCTGCTGGTGTTTTGTGTCTTTAGGAATTTCATACTGGTAATGTGCTTACTGTAATAGTTAATAATCCGCCAACTCCGCCGGTGGAACTGGCCTGTGCTTGTACAGTATCTCCGTTGCTTAAAACCACTCTTTCTTCGCTGAAGAAAACTGTTTCACCTGCAGGTATTGTCAGCTTGCTGACTATTCTTGTGGCTTCGGTGCCACCACCACCACCGCTGGGAACCAAATATAAATCTAAATCGCTAGCGCGAACTGTTTCATCTGTGAGATCTACTGTGCCTGTGTTGCACACAATAATTGTGGTGATTGCATTGTTGCCACTACTTGTGTAAACTGTGACTAGCCCTGTAGTTGTTAATCGTGTGTTTGCGATTGCCATTTATAATCCTTAAAATAACATACTGAAAAGTAGTGCTCTATTTTTACTTATTAATTCATCAGTGGTAAAACTAGCGTTGGCTGTGCCGTCCAATTCTCTACTAGGTCTAGTGTTTCTAAAACTTAAACCAGTGGTACCAGGTCCTGGTGTAGAACCGTAAAGTATAGATGTATTGCCAACCTGTGTTACCGGACTTCCATGATATTCAAAACTCATGGCATATGAAATTACAACTTTGCCTGTGCCGTTAGTTTCTAATCTTATGTTGGCGTTGGTATTGTCTGACTGAATAACCACTGCACTTTGATTTTCAAAACCACTAAGGTTTGTCGAAATTGGTCCTGGGTTAAAATTTCCCGACATAGCTGCTTCTATATCAGGTACTACAGGATCTTCAGTAAAAATAGTAAGACCGGTCATCTCAAAATGATCGCTTGTCATTACTGCTACCCGTCTGTTGTCAACAATAAAAGCAATTTGACTGTTTACAGGTTGAGCCCCATACGGTCCTATTGCAGGTGAAAAAGATGCTGCTGGCAGTGGATTCTCTTTGTCGAATACAATGACTCTAGTATCGTCTTTGGTAATTTGAAATGTGGGATTTAATTGAATTGCATCATCTACATAGCGTTTGTTTGGAACATCATCATCGTCTAACACTCGCTGCTCGTAGTTCACAGTGCCTGTTACTTTTACCACTCCTGTGCCGGCTCCAATTAGAATTAGGTCTCCGTCGTCAGTAGCAGCATCTGTAATAATCTGTGACAATTTTAATTTGCTGTCAGTGTAGTTAAAACCGTCCTCAGGAGTTCCCTGTGCTATTTGCCAGGTTTCATTGG